TCTTAAAACTGCTGTCCACAATTCTGAATCTAAATCCTGAAATTCATCCAACACAATAAAATCATAACCAGCACCTCTGAGTGCATCTTTGTTTTCTGCACCTTTTAGAAATATTTTAGATCCTGATTTTAATGTTATTGTTAATTCTGCTTCGTTGGTTTGTGATACCCAACGTAATTCTTTTAATTTTGCTTTTAAATTTTCCCACGCTATACTTTTTGCCATTCTGTAGGACGGAGCACAATATAGAACTTTTTGATTTTCTTTTGCCGCGTGCCTTGCCAATTCTCTTAAAGCACAATGCGTTTTTCCAAAACGTCTTCCTGTCACTGCTACACGGAATCGTGAATCATTTGTACAAACAGTTTTTTGTGCTTCGCTTAATGCCATTATTCATCACTCCAAGGTAAAGGTGTGCTGTTGGATTTGTCTTCTGGCAAGTCTCTTTGACTAAGATATTGTTTACCTAAGAAAATTTGCATCCGCGTATCGCCATTGAGTGCTTTGTCCCACTGTGCTCTACGAAGACTTTTCTTACCAGTCTCTTTACCTTTTGCAATAATGTTTTTGAAATGTTTTTGTATGTGTGTCACTGAACAACCAACCACTTCAGCAATCTCTTCATACGTACACTGTATCATTGCTAATCTGTGTACCAATTCTTTATCAATGTTTTTCTTTGCCATTATGCTTGTCTCTCTAATACTTTAATTCTAAAATTTCTTGAATCCGACAATGCGTTTGCAGTTGTGATTCTAAATTCAACGTTGTATATTGTGCCTGCTGTGCCGCCTGATAATATTGCTGTTGCCACTGTGTCTGTGTTTGATGATGACACCACAGTGATGCCTGAATCTGCAGATACAGACAAGGTTGATAGTGTGTCTCCTGTTGGCAAATAATTGGAAAAATCTAATGAATAATCTAATTGTGCAAAAGGATCTTTTTCTATGAATGCTCCGACTCTGTCTGTTTTGTATCCTGTAAGTGTTGCCATTAACCTTCTCTCCTATCTATAAGACCTGCTAGATCTACTATTCTTGTGTTTGAACCTGGTGTAACTTTAAGAATTCTTGTTTCACTTGGTATCAATCTGTTTCGCGTTTCCTGTTGTAAGATATTTATACGTGTCTCCGAGTCTATCACCTTGGTTCTAAAAGGTTCTAAGGCAAAACCTGCCGCAACAGACACTGTTGTGGTAAATGTTGATAAACTTGCTGATGCACTAATGAATGATGTTGTGTCTGTATCTGCCACAGTGGTTGTGGTTGTGATTGCACTTTCGCCATTACCAATTGTTACAGCATCTGACACAGTTGTTGTGTTGGTTGTCAATGTAACAGGGTCAACCAATAATCCTGATTCACCACTTGCCGCTGTGGTTGTGATTGTTTCTACAATGTTTACTGTGGCAGGATTTACTCTACCACCCTGTGCTGTTAAACTGCTGGATACAGAAATGTTTGATTCTGGTTTGGTTATAAACAATCCATCTGTGTCTGCCACCGTGGTGCTGACTGTGATGTCTACAGTTTCACTGAATCCTGTGATTGCATCTGATTGTGTGGTTGTGGTGCTGGTAATGTTACTTTCACCAGTTCTAATTACTTCTGCATCTGATACCACAGTGGTTGCAAATGCTGTGATTGTTTCACCTTCACGTTGTGCTTCTGCTGTAACCGTGAATGTTGCGTCAGCACTGATGTTTAATTCAGTGATGTTTGCAATAGCGGTTGCTGTACTGCTGGTTGTGGTTGCTGTGATTATCTCGCCAACGCTTCCACCTGTGACCACAATAGGTGTGTCAACACTGAACTGACTCCAATTGCCTTGTATCGGATGGTCCCATGTGCCCATCTCGTCCCATGAACGATTGTTGGCAATTGTCGTGTTGATGGTAATGTTGCCTGCGTCGTGTTGTACAACGACGTAACTGTCAGCAACATATCCGGATTGGACATAGCGTATATCTGCCATGGTCCCCTCCTAGATTATGACATTGTGATCGAGATAGAATTTACCGCGAACTGTAAAGAATCACCGTCATCAACTTGTTTTGCAGTGGTTAACGCACCTGCAAAATATATGTGTACAATACCTGCAGAATCTTCTGAAGGCGTTGCAGAGTCACAAATTCCTATGTGTGACACTGTTCCAAAGGACCCTCCAGATGCTGTGAACGTTACAGCAGATCCTGTAGGACCTTGTGACGTTCCACCTGAAGCGGCACCAAATGATATTGCTTGTCTTGAATATCCGTTACCACTCACTTCGTTGGTTATGATTCCTTGTTCTAAATTTTCTAGTGTACCACCTGTACTATCATCACTTGTGAATAAAGCAAGATACAGATCTCCCTGCGGCACAAAAGGCGCAGAATCGTATCTAAGCACGTGATCAAGTAAGGCATTCTCTAAATCGTTACTAGCACTCATTGTTGTTTCTCCTTATAAGGTTTTTTGTTTGTTGTTATAACTCGTTTATTTATTATGTTTTGTTAATGCCTATCAATAGTCTGCCTGAAGTTGAGAAAGATCCGCCTGCTGGTGACTTGAACAGTGACCCTACTAATCCTGGTCTGCCGGCACTGTTGTCTATGGTTTCATTCAACACTGTTTGTTGAGAACTGTTATTGAACAAAGTGTGATTGTAACTTGGTGTCGATACTGAGTAATCTCCATCTGAAGCAAGATTAACCATCGTAAGACCAAATTTGTTACTGCTGTTTGAACTGGTGTAAGTGTAATTTTCAAGCACTGTTATTTTTAGTGTGCCGGATGTGGTCAGTTGCACTGAATCACGAGTGGATGTGTTGAAAACCTGTGTCACAATACTTTTTGTGTCCGAGATAACATTGAAAAGACCACCTGCCATAAAATTTGTAAATTGAGCGGAACTGCCTGAACTGTTGGCATAGGTTCCAGTGGTCTCAATCAAACAATCGAACTGATTTGCCACAACTGATAGTAAAGGTGCTGTGAATGGCATTATGACATATTCAACATGGCATTTCCGTACAGGTTCGTACCGTCGGATACGAAACATAAAATATCCACATCATTTGCACCTGTTGAAAGTGTTGGTGCTGTGCCTGATGGAAATTTGTACTCACTGCCATAACTTAGAGTTCTGCTACCTGATCCGTCTTGTTTAACAATCAGCACATAGGTTGCTCCTGCTTCTTTGTTTGTAGGATTTGCCAGTGCCCTGTTGTCTGTTAAGATTACTTGTGCCACTTGATTGATGCTGAGGTCCCAACCAATACTAGACGCATCAGTTAATGAAGTCAAGTCAAAATATTGTTGTTTGGAATATTCGCCTTTGGTTGCGTAAGGTCCTGAAGCATCATAGAAATCTATGATTGTGTTCACATTGTCTATGTTTTGTTTTATATCTGCACGTGCTGAACTGATTGAATCTGTTCCTGCATCGCAATTGCTTGTAGGTGCTTTTGTGCCTGATGGCCATGCCATAATGTTTCTCCTTTGTTGTTTATTTATTAAGCACTTTTGTGTCTAACTTTTATCATCTGTTTGATCAGTTGTTTCACAATGAAACAATGCTAGTGTGTCATCATCATTGGTGAATGCTGTTGTTGGTGCTGTAAAGTTTGTGGTGCTGTGTGCGTATCTGTTGACGCTGGATATTCTTATTTCATCAATATAATTTGTGCCTGTGCTGAATGTTGGCGATGCTTTTCTATTGCCCCAATACAAAACAGTTTTAGCACCAATGTTGTGGTTTTTGCTGGTTTTGTGTGTGCCGTTCAACCACACTCTCATATTGTTTGTGCCGTCGTATTGTAAGGCAAAGTGGTGCCAAGTTCCACTGCCTGGATTGCCAAGATTAACTTCTTGACCACTTTGGTTACCGTTTAGATAAAGATTACCGTCTTCCCAAACTTCTAGTGTGATTTGACTGGATGCTGTGGAGTAATTGTCATCATCAATTGGTGCTGTGGCAAATATTTTTGTGCTTTTGTTTGATGAACCAAGTATAGATGATTGGAACCAAAATTCTATAGTGATTGTTTCACCATCATCAAATTCAACACCCCCTGGCAGTTGAATAGAACCTGTTGTGCCTGATGTCATTGAAAATCCTGTGTTGAACTTGCCTGTGGTTGTGCCCCAAGAACCATTTGTCCATGTTGATCTACTAACATCGTCTGTGGTAATGGTCTCACCATTATTGCCTTCAAAGTTTAATAATACTTTAGTGTCAGCATCATCACCTCTAAATGGATAATCTTCTACTGGTGTAAAGTTTGATGTGTATCTTGCTACGCTACTCATTCTATATGCGTCTATGTAACCTGAGAAGTTGCTTGTTGTACCTCCCACTGTGCCTATCCAAGTGGTGCTCCATTGTTCGTAATTAGGAGGAGTAGTGCTACTCACTGTGGCACCCATTGTGCCGTCGTAAAATGTTCTGTATGTGCTACCATCCCATGAGATTGCGAAATGATGCCATGTGTTTGCTGACACGCTGGACCCAACTGTCACATTGTTCACAACATATGAACTGCCGCCCCAAACATAAGTTCTAAGAGTGGTTCCATTTAGATACACAGTCCATGTGAATCCACCATGTGGTGATCCGCCCCACACACCTGCCATGTATTGATCACCTGTGGTGTTGTCTGCTCTGAACCAAAATTCTATTGTGTAAGCACTGCCAAATGATGGTGTGGCGAATTCACAATGACCATCGTTGTCATATGATCTGAAACTTGTTTCACCAATTCTTGCTTCACCTGATGATATTGAGGGTGCTGTGCCTGCCTGTGCGTTGGGTTGTATGTGTATGTCCAATGGTCTCAAATCACCTATGTCGTCCACAATGTGGAAGTTACCGTTTGATCCCACCGGACCATCACCGTGTAATAATAATTTGGTGTGGTTGTCTTGTGTGAATGCCGCTGTGGGCACTGTGTAAGATGTGCCTGAATATCTTGCTGTGTCTGATATTCTAAATTCATCAATATAACCTGGTGGTGTGTAATTTTCTGCTCCAATTGAATTGTGCCATATTCTTAGTTCTGTGTGTGCATAGTTGTTGGAATCAGAATAGTCTGATCCTACCTGTGCACCATCCACAAACAATCTTGTGGTGCCTGATTCTCTTTGTGCCACAATGTGTTGCCATTGATTGGCACTCAAACAATTACTTGCTGTTATTCTATTTGCTGTGGTGTAAAAATAAAGATCATCTGCTGATCCATCTGAAGGATAAGAATACAATAAAATTTTTGTTGACGCACTGGATCCTGCTCTAAAGTCAATGGCAAATCTGTCCAGTGATGTTAGATATTGAAACCATTCAACGGTAAAATCTCCTGTGCCAAAGTCTAGATTATTATCAGCATTGTCATTCATTGACAGATAATCTCCTGTGCCATCAAATTTTATACTACCACCGCGTGTTCCGGTTCTAAATTTGTATTGTGTATTGGACAGTTGAGCATCGCCATTTGCTATGACATTCATAAACCCTGTGGTTCTATTGGTATCGGTTGTCGCTACTGTTAATACTCTTGAAAGTGTGTTTAATCTTGCCGCGCCTAATGGCATATTTGTTCTCCTTAACTAAAGTTTGTACTTAATGATGCAAAATATATGCCACCAATGAAAGTGATTGTCATAATGTCTATGGCATTTGCCGCTGTGCTTAATGTGGATGTTCCACCAGCAAACAGCATTCTGTTACCTGAATCTAAACTTTCTGTGAATGTTCTACCACCTGTACCGTCTTGTGTAATGACCAGCGTAATTGATGCACCGTCTGTTTCTGTAGCAAATCCTTGAAAATTTATACTTCCTGTCAGTGTGATTCTTTGTATTGAACCGTCTGATGGTTCAGGTGTAAAGTTTGCGTTGAACGTTGCATCATGAATCTTTTCGTTATATGTGCCATTAAAAGTGGTTGTGCCTGTGACTGACACACCTCCAGAGGCAGTTTCAAATTTTTTGCTTGTGCCGTGATATAGTTCTGTGACACCATTCTGCGACACTTTGAATACAGTATTTGGGGTTTCATCAGTTATTACAAATTGTGTTGCACCTGAGTTTAAACTCATTTGTACTGGTTGTGTTGATGTTATTTTTGAATCCCCTGAATTAGAAAATAATACCATGCCAGTGTTGTTGAATCTTATAAGACCAGTTGAGTCCGCCATTTTTATTTCGTTGCCGTTTGATTCAAGATCACCACCAAGTTGTGGTGTAGAATCCGATACAACATCTGATATGCCTGCAGACACTGTGCTTGTGATTGTGTATTCTCCCGCACTGTCTGGATTGGTAACAGTTATGCCTGTGCCTGCTACTATCCTTGCAAATGAAAGATTGTTTGAACCGTCAGTGATTAAGAATTCGCCCGCAGTACCATCTGCTTGTGGATAATTCAATCCATCAATCACAACTTTACCTGAACCATCAGGTGTGATATTAATGTCTGCACCAGATACAGAAACAATGCTGTTGCCGTTAACATCTAGGTTGCCACCCAGTTGCGGTGATGAATCAGACACAACATCTGATATTCCTGCACTTGCACTATTTGTAATAACAAAATCTCCTCCACTGTCTGGATTAGTGATTGTTATGCCAGTTCCTGCTGTAAGTTTTGTAAATTTTAAATCTCCATCTGCATCAGACACCATGAAGTCGTTGGCATTGGGTGAGTTGCTTGGAAACGTTATTGTGTAAGATTGTCCTGCTGAGTGAGGCGGTGATGCTAATTTTATTCCATGTGAGTTTTGTGAACAGTTTAATTGTATTGTGCCGTCTGCTGATGCACCATCACCTTCAATTTCTACAACACCTGTCCCATGAGGAGATAATTTTAAGTTGGCATTTCCAGATGCAGTGATAATTTTACTGCCATTCACATCAAGATTGCCACCCAGTTGTGGGGAAGTATCTTCTGCGATATTCACAAGACCTGCACCATTAATTGTTAAATTGGCATTGCCTGCAGAATCTTCTGTAACAGCAGTGGTTATGTTTGTGCCTCCTGCTATTGAGAATACACCGTTATTTTGTGATTGTCCAACTTTTACAGAACCTGTATCTGCGTCTATTTGTATTGGTAATAATTTTGTTGTGAGTAGATCAATAAAGTTATTGTCTAATTCAGCATAAGTCAGCGAACTAGATTTTGTCGTTGCTCCTGACTGTGATTCTTGTCGTAGTGTTATTGTCATCTGTTGCTCCTATAGGTGTCGCACGTGCCCTAGTATTTATAATGTTTGTAATACTTTGTTTTTTCCAATTGCTTTCTTGCTTTGTTAAGTGTACTTAACCTTTGTATGATTAATATAGGAAGTTCAAATTGGTAATCTACAGGTAACACGCTTTCATCACCATCTGGATGCATCATCAAACAAATGGTGTCTTTATGTGCTAGTTTTTTATTTAATGCTGTAATCATCTTATCCATCTTGTCATAACTCATCCAGAACCCAAAGGCAACCACTGCTTCAAAACGAAACACATCTTTCATGTGTGCAAAATTGTTGGCAAGAAATTCAGGTTTTGTGGTTTGTGCAATGTGTATGCGGTTCCTGTATTTGCCTATAAATGGACAAATAGGCATATTGTCCATTTTTTTATTTGGTGTAGACAGTTTGTCTAACCATGCTTTTACTTTATTTTTTGTGGTGTCTGTAACAACAATTTTCCGCATATTCAATACCTTTTGCCCCATCTGGTATGTGTACCACAAACCTTGTGTTGGGTGCTTGTTTAAACACTGTGGACCAATTTGGTCTCCATTCTTTATTTAAATTAGGTCGTTGTGGTCTTTGCACCCTGTCGTCCATAAGACTGGTTAAATCGTCTGTGAACATAGAGTCCATTCCCCACATATGTATTTCATTATGCGTTTTTGCCATGTGTTCTACTGCAAGATGTCCTGAATTCCATCTGTGTCTTTTTTTGTAAACATCTTTGTATGTGCCAGGCAAGGATTTTGATTCTGCGTATCTTTTGATTTCTGGTGTACACCATATTTCAACAGGGTGTATTGCTGTTCTGTTGTTTTGTAACCAAACTAAAACTTTTTGATCTATAATGCTGAGCACTTTGTAATTGTGTTTGTGTTTTGGTACATTGCAGGCAACCACATAAGCATTAACATCAAAAGTGTAAAGATTTTGACTGTTGCCGTTACCTACCAAATGCACGTTCATATCAATATTTACAAAAAAACCTTTTTTGCTTGACTAATTTAGGTATTTTTGTTAAAATACTTAAATAAAGGAGTAATATGAAAAATATAAAATACATTGAAACAACACTCGGCACAGATCCAAAAAATCCATTGTGTCAAGTGCGTGATGAAGATGTCACATATATTTTGAACTATCTCATGGGGACAGCAAAATATTTTAGCGACATATCACAAAAGAAAGCAGACGTATGGCATGACATAATCAAACGTTTGCCCAAACATTTACACAAAGGTGCAAATGGTCCAAACAGCATAATAAGTTTTTGTTTGGGTTTGTTGACCAACACATATTTCAATATACAAAAATATAAAGGTCAGTGCAGAATAAGTCGCAAACAGATTGAAGATTTAGAATTTTGTTCTAAATGTTTGCACATTGCAGATGCACAATTCGAACCTATTAGGTTTCAATCTTCTTTGATTGAAGTTGCAGGCGAGATGGTGTAATGGGAAAACCTAAAAAGTTTTTATCTGATTGGGGTTGGTACATTCAAAAAGGTACAGATCCAAGAATAAGAGACACACGTTTTGAAGGCACATATGAATATTGTGCTGAACCCACACACACCGATGGTGAACAACATCTTGTAAAGTTTGGAAATAATTTCAATGGCACATGGAGAGATCCTTGGAAGATGCCCCATGGCAATTGGCATTTTTGGGACAATCCTGAACTGTGTCATTTGTTGTATCCTAGCAGTGTGAATGTAAAAGCATCTAAAGACTGGATACGTTGGGTAAAGAACAGCATACTGACAAAAGCAAGTGAATTTACAGATGGTACAGAACGTATCAATTGGATGTTAAAACAATTGAATGCCTGTGTGCCCACATGGCAAGATCTTGTGCGTGAATTAGATCCCACAGCATTTGATCCTATTCAAATCAGAAACAAAACAGCATTGGTTATTACAAGTTCTCCCAACTGCCACTTGTACTACTATGGTGAAAGCATAGGTGTATGGACCAACAGAGTGAAAGAAAAATTAAACAAGATGGGTTGGCAAGTAAATGTAATAAGACAGAAGTCCAGTAGAAAAACAAGAACACAATCTGCAGATGCAAGATTGTATCAACAATTGCAAAACAAAAAACCAGGCATCATTGTGAATCAACACAGTGCCAGCACCATTGAAGCATTGTGTTCTGGTGTGCCTGTTGTATCCACAGGTGATCATTGTGGTGGACCTTGCATAACCAATTGGAAAGATTTTATTAATGGTGCAGATCCTACAACGCCCAACGAAGCAGACTTTTTTGCTTGGATGAATGTTATTTTGTCCAACATAAGACACAAAACGGAAATTGTGGATCGTGATTTTCGTCAAAACAACCGTGTACTACCACAATGGGCATAAAATCACATGGCAATAGAAAATTTCCAGATGTACCAACCAAGTGGGTCACAAGATACAATAGGAAAAAAGTGTTTTGCATATACAAAAAACAAGAATGGGCATTCACACTGCATTCTTTCTATGACTTATGGTGCAAAAGTGGAGTGATGAACAAAATTAGCAGGTCACCAGGCGGTTATTGTATGGTAAGATTGGATCCTACAGAAGCATGGTCACCTAAAAATGTAAAAATAGTACAGAGAGGAAGGTTATTGATGAGAAATATAGGACAAATGTGGCGAAACAGTTGGGAGAGATCATGAAAATTATTGCATATCATGATTTGACCAATGTTGAAGTGGCAAAATGGGACGATCCACATCGTTTGTTGTTGAGAAAATATTCATCATTAGAATTAGGCACACAATTGGCAAGTGAGTTTCATTATTGCTCTTTACAAGAAGCATTGATGATTGTTTCTGTACAACTCTATAGTGCATTTGGAGGAGACAACCATCTAATGGTGATAAAACCTGGCACAAAAGAATTTGTGGTTGGTGAAGACAAATTAAATTTCAGAGAATTATCAAGCAACAACTGGCACGCAGAGTGTTGGGGTATACAAAGGGAGATACGCGATGTGCGGAGTGGTTGGCATCTCAACAAGAGATGAAGATTTTATTGATACAGCAATAAAACAATTAAGACATAGAGGTCCTGATGGTGCAGGCAAATACATTGATGCCAGTATCAGTCTTGGACACACACTGTTGGCAATAACAAGCGATCCCAAACTGGGACAACAACCTTACAAGACTGCACGTGGCAACATCTTGGTTTACAACGGCGAAATTTTTAACTATGAAGATTTGTTAACCAAGTATACACAGTTTAAACCACACACAACTTGTGATACAGAATTATTAGCATGGGGACTGGATCACTATGGTATGGATTTTGTAAATCAAATAGATTCACAACACGCATTTGTGTACTACGACACACAAAAACAAAAATTGTATCTCAGCAGAGACCATGTGGGCATAAAACCTTTGTACTATGCAGAAATAAAAGAAGGCATTGTGTTTGCCAGCGAAATTCAACCATTGCGTTCAAAGGTAACAAAGTCAAACATTATAGATCCTGTTGCACACAGCAGTTGGAGTTTGTTGGGTGTTAATTTTACACGCAATACATTTTACACAGGCATCAAAAAAATTATGCCTGGTGAATGCATGGTGTATGATATTCCCACAAAACGTTTGTCGCAGTTCAGTAGGTTTTTTGCAACCACCAACACACGCAGACAGTTTGATGCAGAAGAATTTAGATCACAAGTGAAAGATGTGTGTCGCAAAACAATCAGAGGATTGAGAAAGACAGCAATATTTTTAAGTGGTGGTTTGGACAGCAGTATGATCACTTATGAAATTGCAAACATGATGCCCAATGTCACAGCATACAGTAGCAAGATAGAACCATGTCCGGTAGACAAAGAAGACTTTAACAGTGACTGGCGTTGTGGTAAAGAACTTGCTGAACAATTAGGCATACAACATCACACCATAACCTGTACACCAGAAACATGGCAAGATTATCTACATCTCAGTGTGCAAAGTCTGGAAGAACCTTGCTACAATTCCTCACTGCCCATGTACTATCAGACCAACAGATACATGGCATTGGATGGAGTGGTTGTGACCATTGCAGGTGACATGGGTGATGAGACACTGGCAGGATACAAAAAATATTCACAGATGCCACCCATAAGCACATACCGTGAATTGGTTGCACACTGGATGAAACGTTTGAGTCAACCACCCAGAGTGCCTTGTGCATTGACATCAGATCAACTGTTGAAGGTTTTGATGATGGATGTTTTTGATGAAGCACAATACAATCCAATTGATCCTGTGAACAGTTTCATGCTGTTGGACATCACAGCAAACTGTGCCGCAGACTTCTTTCAACGCAATGATAGATTTGGCATGACACACAGCATGGAGGGAAGATTCCCGTTGGCAACCAAACAGTGGATTGAATACACCATGAGTATGGAGAGTGCGGAAAAATACAATGGTGGAATGAAACTGATGAGCAAACAGGCATACCATGATGTGTTGCCACACAGCATCATACACAAACCCAAGACAGGTTGGACAGCACCACATCAACAATGGTGTAGGCAATCACCCAAATCAGCAGATGTATTGAGACGTCATCAACCGCCCGAAGTTCGTAAATACTGGAACACCAAACGCGAAAGTGTGATGCATCAATACTACACATGGTGTCAACTGCAGGGAATGAAACATGCACCAATTTAAAGTACACTTTGACAACTATCAACAGTTTGAAATCCATGTCAAACTGTTGACAGGCAAATTGAGCAAGGATCTCAATCAAAACTGGAGATACACCACATCAGGCATAGAACTGATTGAATTCATGATGAGATGGTATCCAAATTGGTGGCGGAAATTGGACCCACACATATGATTTGGCAAATTGATCGTCTAAATAAAAATAGACCCCAACAGCAGGAACAGGCGAGCACAGTGAGACAGGAGCAGTGGGGCATGGCACAACAGTACATCCAACACTATGGTGTGGCCCTAGATTGTGGTGCACACATAGGTGAATGCACACAACAGTATGCTGAACGATTTCAACAGGTGATTGCTGTGGAACCCAATTCCACATTTCATGAATGCTGGCACCTTAACTGTGATCATCTCACCAACGTGCAACTGCACACTCAAGCACTGGGTGATTGTGAAGGCAGAATGCAGAGAGACAATCCATTGGCACAGGTACTCACTGTGCATGAAGAGGGAGAAATCCGGATGCACACACTGGACAGCATGGGGTTAACACAATTGGATTTCATCAAGATAGATGTGGATGGATCTGAAGCAAGACTGTTGCAGGGAGCAACTCAAACCATACTGAAATTGCAACCTGTGATACAGATAGAAATAAAAAAAAATCGTAGACCTGAAGTGAGACTGAGTGCTCTCGAACAGTTGCGTGATCTGGGTTATAAACCCCAAGCACGTGTGCGTTCAGATTGGATCTACACAACATAAGGAGATGACAATGAAAGCAGGCAAGATTTGGGGACAAACAGAACTGATACATGCCAATGGTGTGTTGGAGTTCCACAGGATAGAATACAAAAAGGGTTACAAGTGCTCAGAGCATGAACACAGATTCAAATGGAATGGTTTCTATGTGGAATCAGGCCGAATGATAGTGCGTGTGTGGCAGGATGGTGTACAGCATGGCATGGTGGATGAAACTGTATTGTGTGCAGGAGATTTCACCCAAGTAAAACCAGGCAAGATACATCAGTTTGAAGGTGTGGAAGATGGAGTGGCATTTGAACTGTATTGGGCAGAATTCAATCACGATGACATTGTGCGTAGAACAGTGGGCACTGCTACCAAAAACGCGAAGCGTTCGCAGAAAAACGCAAAATAAATTTATGAATGAATATGAACTGTATTTAAAATTGGCACAACAACATCATGAACTGCCCAACACATGGAATGGTAGCAATCTGAGAGATCATCACATGGACGCAATCCGTCAGTTGATTGAACAACATCACATCAAGAGCATACTGGACTATGGTTGTGGCAAGGCACTGCATCACCCACCCGAATGGCGTGCCACACTGTATGATCCTGCTGTGCCACAATACTCAGAAGAACCCACAGGAGAATATGATTTGGTGATCTGCACTGATGTGTTGGAACACATACCTGAATCAGGATTGCAGTGGGTGATTGACCGTTTGCACCAGTTCAGCAAGGGTGGTTGGTTGTATGTGAGTGTGTGCTGTCGTAAGGCAAAACAACTGTTGACAATGCCCAACAGCATGAGGCGATACAATGCCCATGTGTGCATAAAACCAGAGGCATGGTGGAAGAAACGTGTGCAGGGTGAAAGAGTAATTCTTAAATTTACAGATTAAACTGGTTTTGATGTGGCGGATATTTTTGGCACCAGGTTTGAGCGACGAATGTTTTAACGCAAGACAGCAGGCACCCCACTCCTAATGTGCAGGACGGGTCCACCACCATACCCCACTGTGAGAACCATGCCCCCAATGGTGAGCACAGACTACTACCAAAATTTTGGCACAATGAACTGTTGACTTAGGGTTTGAAATGTGCTACAATTAAGTGTTTAATATATGAAAACCCTGGGAAGAATATTCTGCATCACTGTGTTCATGACTGCGTTGACAGGATGTTCTGCCCTTGAGTTGTCCCCTTCCTTCACTGATACCTTTTTAGAGAACCATACCCCCCAATACCGTATCCAAGGCAACCATATCTACGAGAATTAGGCACCATTGATGCCATCAGAAGTGGTTGGTCATGGTGGATATTCTGGTTGATACGTTTGATTTTGGGCGATATCTCAGAATTAGACAGATTTTGACACAATCAGAAACGGTTGCCTCCAATTAAAAATACCAATTCAGACCACTCTCAAATGGTTTCAACGGCCCTACTGTTATGATTTGTCCTGTGGCCAGAACCCTTTCATTGCACCTGTTTGACTCACATTCTTGTAACTGGCATCCACTCTGCTCAAGGTTCTGATCCATTTTATGCCTTCCTCATGAGCGACAGTGAGGTGTTCGTACACAGTGACCATGTCTTTCATTTGTTTGTGCCATTCATCTCTCTCACTCACTTTCATTTCAGTGATCAACATCATGTGTGTGCCTCTTTCTGCGTGTGCAGTTATGATGTCTTGATATTCTTTAAATGTGCGTGGTTTCAGTGAGAATATGTGTGTGTAGGGTTTCTCATGTATGATTCGGTTGGGTTTGCTCTTCAACAGTTTGCGTATGTGATGGTGTGCATCTGGTGACCATATGGAGTTCATCTTGACATCGTGCATGGTTCTCTGCAGGAAGTTCATCACGTGCAGGGTGTATTGGAATTGGTTCATCATCATGTGTGTGAGTGGAAGTGAGTAACGAAATGACAGACTTGGACTGCACCTCCACCCGTTTAAGGAGTAAACTGATTGTTGTCAGAATACATCAGTATTTACTCTGTGATATCTCACACTCACTGAGGTGTGGCACACCCATTAGGATATAACCCCATGAAGGGGATCAATGGCATATTGATGTAACGTGATGTGCCATCAATATTTACCCTCAATCACACACACTGTGGTGGAGACTGAAACAAGTTCAGTCTAAAGTGACTGACGTCACTTTGTTTTGTTTTGTTTTGCTTGAATCTGATTGATTGAATAGACGGAACCCGTCCTGGGGTTCCATCTATTGTCTCTTGAATCGTGTTGAACGAATGAGACTGGAAGCAGGTGTTTTGAATTGTGTATTGTCGCAGGACTCTGTGCTTTTCCTTACCTGCCACGACTCTCTGTTAGGAGTCTATCACTGCGTTACCGTGTATGTGATAGTGTTTGCGACACACTCACCAATATCATGCCTAAGGGCAATCCGTCAGTGTTAATTGGCATCTTGGACTGATATTTTAGGATTTGCAACCTTTGTCCCTGTTGTTGTGGATGCTATGCTTTGCCTCTGTGTGATTTCATGTTTTGCGTTGTTGATTGTTGCCTTTGCCATTTTGCTGTTGGGTAACCATGTGCTCACTATCCATCGCAAATAGTTGATGGGCACCTGTTTCAGTGTTTTGCCTTTGTGTTTGCCAAATTTCAGTTTGCTCCATTCCACTTCACGCTCATAAGCAATCCGACGGCGACCTGTGCCTACCGCAGAGTGAACATCATTGTGATAATTGTGTTTGGACCAATCTATTTTTGCCATTTCAACAATTATATAGCACTGTGATGAAAAAGTCAACGATTAAGTGAGTGATTTGGGGATTTTGATTAGAAACCCCCTGTAGAACGGTGGTGCTGGGTACAAATGGGAAGATTTGTTTGAGATGTGTTTGACGTATCGCTAAACCCAGCACTCCCGCTGAAATATTTATTACGTGGCGCTGTCTGCGTGTTCAACCTTGAGTATCACACCAAAAGGTTCTGAACATTTGTGATTGGCACATCTTATGCGCCACTGCACGTGTTTGGTTTTGTGTCCGTAGGTTCTGTAGTATCCATACAGGGTGTTCTGAGGCACTTCGCACAGAAAATGGTTGCTTTTACATTTGGGACACTCGGTGTGTTGGTGAAATGTTTCTGGTGAGTAGTGTGGGCGTCGTTTGGTGTATTTTTGACACTGCACTGTGAATGGTCGGGCCATCTAGAATGTTCTTAGAAATATCGCCGTCAGCATGGCCACAATCAGACCTGTCAATGCCAAAATGTACAATTGGTAGTGTTGTATATGATGCAGATGATTGTTCATGATCTTGTCCAGTGTGCGTTCTATTTTGTAGATGCGTTTTTCCAAACTGTCTATGATTGTTTTTTTCATTATGCTATGTTGACTCCTAAATCAATGGTTCTCCAAGAAGATCCTGTGTACACTGCTAGACATGGTGCACCTCCTGAGTCTGTGCCTCCATCTGAACAGTATGCCACATCACCTTCTGCCGCATCGCTTCTGGCATTCAATTGTGCCACAGTCTGCGGTTTGAGATTGACAATTTCTTCTATTTTGACTTTGCCTGTGGAAGGATCCAATGTTAAATTGGTAGCAGTGGTAGAATTCAATTCATCTGGTATCTGTGACGCCGCTATTTTGGAACTGGCATTCAGTCCTGCTACACCGTTTGCTGTGTCCTTGCCGTCTATTACGTTCTTTAATTCATCAAATGCTGTTTTGATATCCGCTCTTGCTGATGCTGGTGAATCACTACCATCATCTAGATTGGTTGTTGACACATTTGAACTTGTTGCCCATCCCATATTGGTTCTCCTTTGTTGTTTTTATTTATAAAATTGGTTGCACTACACAACTTATCTTATCTATTTGTTTTGCCCGTGTACTGACGTCTACGAGCGACTAACACACCTTTTTTAACTGAAGTTGGTGCTTAAACTTGCCAAATAATCTGTACCATCGTAAAATATTGTTATCACATCAATTGCATTGGCGGCAGTACTCAAGGTTTTGGTTCCTCCCGCAAATTTCATTGTGCTACTGAGTGTTCTTCCACCTGTTCCGTCTTGCTTTACTATTAAAGTTATTGAATCTCCATTTGCCACATTTGATAATGCGTTCAATGTAAGGTTATTGTTCAATGTGATTTTTTGCACACTGCCGTTGTTGGGATCTGGTGTTAGTGTACCACTTGTTGTGCCCAAATCATTTATGATCTCTCCAAAATTTTTAATTTGCATATTGGACAACTGCTGGTCATTCATATCCAACGTTGCACTCAATTGAGTTTGACTGATCACAAAACCACCTGCTGAATCAGGTTGTGTGACTGTGATATTGTCACCGCCTGCAATCTGTGTTTCACTACCTGCCGACACTGTGGCAAAAGAAAGTGTACCACTACCGTTTGTCTGAAGCACTTGACCATTAGATCCATCTGTTTTAGGAAATGAATATTGGGCATACATTTTAATTGTTCCTGTGCCACCTGAAGCGAGAAGTGAAAGATTTTTATCACTCTCAGCAATTATTTGTAGATCATCACGTCTGTTTGCCCGAATTTGATGCCCTACTCCTGTGCCCGGACTACCGCCATTTGTTTGTGCGTGACTGCCACTGTCAAGTATACTCCAACCAGCACCTGTGATATCATCTTCGGCATCACCATTAAACAGCATACTGATACTTGCGGATCTGTTGGTAAAACCTATGTTACCATTATTTGAAAGTTGAAATGAATTATTTTGCGGTGAAGGAGCACCTGTATGAGCGTCTGTCTCTACAAAAAGTCCTCTATAACCGGGTTGTGTTAAAATCCGTATCTTTACAGCACTTTCACCACCACTGTCTATTTGTGATGACTTAATTAGAAAATCACCCACCTCGAGATCCCCACCCAATTCCGGAGAAGTGTCATCGACAACCTCACTGATACCACCGCTGGCATTGATCACAAAAGGACCTCCTGCGGAATCAGGTGCTGTGATTGTTGTACTGGCACTGAATTCTGCCACTTCTAATCTGCCTGCAGATTTGTTGTAAATCAAAATGGCATTGCTGTCAATACCTGTGGTGTCAATGAAATCAACAATGTCGTTGACTGCCTGACTCATTGTGTTCAGTTCTGGTCTTGATTCTTTGATAGAATCTGTGTCTGCTGAAAATTTGTTTGAATCTGGTTTATTTGTTGGCCATGCCATTATAGTATCTCCGTTTGTCCCACAATATCAGTTTGTAATTGTGGCAAATATTGTATCTGCACATCCAATGTGCAATCTATTCTACGTGCTTTACCGTATGAATCTAAATCAAAAATATTTAACACAACAGGTGTGCTGGATTTGTCAATATAGACTATGGGCCTCACAGGATCACCTCCTGAATCATCTAACCCTGTTATGTGTGGTTGTATGAGACAGTTTGTGATTGTGCCTGTGGTTTGGTTGAAGGTAAGTTGTCTTTCACCCACACTACCACCCAGTGTGCTGGTGTCAATGTTGCTTTGTGTGAGACTGAATGTTTCTGAAATAAAACTAATGTTAAGATTTCTTAAAAACAGTTCAGGTGACCCTGCTGAATCCGTTGCCGCACCAGAATCTCCTGTGCCTTGAATAATTTTGAATTGAAAAAAACGTGCAAAAGGCACTGTGATGTTCGCAGTGTCTGGAGCAATGGTCACAATGTTTGGTGAATCCAACGCACCGCCACTAGAATCAACTGTTTCACTTGTTGACATTTGAATGGTCACTGCTGTTGCACTCTCAAACACAATGATTGGAGCATGGAAATCAACCCTGCCTGCATCAATTATTCCAGTTGTAAATTCTAAGTTGGAACCTGCTGTGCCAGTCCAACTGGTAAATGCGTCCCAAGATGTGTAATCTGCCCAACCTTCCACGCTACGGGCAAACAGTGTGTTTTGTGTTATGTCAAAATATCCATTACTAGGCATATTATCCTCCTAAATTTTGTGAACCACCACCTTGGAAACCATAAGTTTGGTTGATGTAATTTATAAATCCTTCTAGACCATTGTCTTTCAGACGTTGTCCTAGCAGTGTGTACTCGAATGTGTCGTTGTAACCTATACGTGTAAAATCGCCACCTATTCTATATTCTTGTATTTCACCTAGTATTTGTTTTTGTGCTCTTATTTTGAACACCAAAGATTTGTTCAAAGGTAAAACAATTATACCTGATTTTGATTTGGTATCAAATCTGTATAATCTGTCTTCTGCAGGATTAAGACTTGCACCAATGGGAACATTTCTTTCAACTTGTGGAGTGCTAATAAGTTGTTGTTGAGGATCACCAAATAGTGTGGAATAACTTGAATGCACACGATCAGTGCCATCATATGCCTCAACAATGTATTTGTCAATACTAGTTTCCATTGGAAAATTCACAAAAATAAGACAACGTATACCGACTGTGTATGCACTTTGATTAGAGTTCATTTTGTATAAAGACATTTTTCTCACGTTGTCTTGTGCCACTGTGACTGTGTTGTTAAAATATTTGTCGTAAGGACCATGACTTGTAAATCCTGATCTGCGTAAATCATAATCCAATAAAGGGAATGTTGACGGATATTCTTGTGAAATGCCATGCAATCTTTGACCATTTCTACCAAATGCATTGGTTGGATCTCTGGTGGTTGCTCTTTCAGAATAATAAAACTTATCTATAGTGGGTTTGTCAATTGGTTCATAAGGTGGTGGCGGTGTTGGTGTTGGTGTAGGTCCTGCAGAATCTTCTGGATCAGGAACTGGTGGCACAACGCCTTTTGGTGGATCACTCACAGGTCTTTGCAAAGGTCTGCCTGAATATTCATCTGGTAGATACACAGTGGGTGGTATTTCTATCTGTTCGCCTGATGTGTGTGGATAATGACTTGCTGTGTGTTCCACAGCAGATATTTCTAACAATCCTGCATTGGTCAATTTCATATCTATCACTCTGAATGTACGCAAATCAAGATCCAATATTTCTTCTGACATTCTTATGATGTCACCTGGTTCAACATTGAATAATTCTTGTGTGCCTGTAAAACTTAATGTTCTTTGATTACGTGATTTTTGATAGATCATTCTTGCCATTTCACGTGCTATGTAAGGATTGGTTAGTGTTCCAAATGTAAATTCTCCTGACAGTTCTTCATCATCATCTATTGCTTGGTCACCTGCCGCACTGAACACCACTTGTTGACTGCTGAATTCTTTGTCTGGATCTATGTAGTTCACAAACACATTGTTGTACTTGGATACTTTCGATTCTCCACCCAATGTGACTGGACCCACAATGAAAAAATTACTCACATCAAATGCAACATCAATTGTGGAAGATGTGATGTCAGTGGCATTACCACCATCTTCTACTTTCAGTTTGAATCTGCCACTCACATAAGGCATAACGCCTCTGCAACCACCTACCAACTGTTTAACATTGTCTATCAATTTTGATTCTGTGGTCAACACTGTGTTGCAGGTTAAAACAAATTCTGTAAAATTACCATCATTATCCAAGTCCACCAATTGATTATATTTTTCGGCGGCAATTCTAAAACTTTCTGCGTGTATGTCTTCTTTTTTGATGCCCAATCCATAACGTGGATTCATCATGTAGTCTAATAAGACGTTTGCTGGATTTGTGCCTGGTCTGTTGCTATTTGTTTCAATATATGATTTTGATAAATCTGCATAATCGTTTGGCAAGTTTTCACTGCCCGGTGTGACCAAAGTAAGATCAAAAACTTTCTTACCAAACACATCAAATGTGATTTGTGGTACACCACCGCCAAAAGGATTGGAATCTATTTCTGCTTGAGTTGAATTTTTCCATTCAAATCTAAATGCCGCATAAGCAACACCTGGTAATTTTCTTACACCGTTGTTCCAACTGGGTGATTCGTTGGCCAATGTGCTTTGTGATTGATCTTCTGTGCCGTTGAATATTTGAAACTTCACTCTGTTGGCATATCTACCAGTTGTACATGTAATTATTTCTTGATGGTTGTATGTGTTGCTGGTACCTGGGTGTGGCAACAGTTCGTTTTCATCCAATTTAATTCTGTGTACACCTGCAATCTCGCCTTCACAAATGGCATACACCACATAAAGGTATTGATTACTGTTTCCATCAGTTTCTACGTGTACAATTGTGCCACCCAAACGTCTAAATCCATACGCCACAGGTATTCCAACATTGGTACCTGATTTTGTAACCTTCACACCTTGTGCAACTGATTCAGCAGATATGTCTGGTGTTTCAAAAGAACCAAAAGGTTTAATAATAAATCCAAAAGCATCTCCCACAAAAGATGTTATGCCTTTGACAACTTTTTTGATGCCTTTTATAATTCCTTTGATTGGTTTCTTAATGAATCCCATTACAACTCCTTCACATACATATTGCCACACCATTTCATATTTTTCATTTCAAAATATTTACTGGCACGGTCTACATATTCTTCATCAACGTTGTAATCTTTGTCAAACAAAAACACACCGCTCATAATTAATTCAACATCTTGATCTCTTAAAAAATCTTCTATTTGATCAAAGAATTTGTGACTGCTGATCTTGTGTCTGTAATCAGGATGTAAAAAAAACATTTCTACATTGGCAACTCTCACTCTGTTCCAAGTTAATTCTGTTAGACTGATCACACTGTAACCCACCACTCTGTCATCTCTAATGTACAACAAAATATTGCTTTGTTCTTCTATCAGTCTTTGTTTGGTTAATTCTAATGCTGTTTCCACATCAAAATTTAATTTACCTGACACATTGGCCTCTTCAGCGTGTATGCGATAAATTTCTTGCAGTTGATTGAAGTGTGAGATGTTTGCTTGTTTCAACATTATTTTATACCCCATTTGATTTCTGCCAATGCTTCGTGTGAAAATTCCATACTGGCATCGTTAGGGTGTTCTCTTTGAAAATTGTTTTGATTGGTTCTGCGTCCATTCTTTCTGTTAAAGTTTACAAACTGCGAACTGACTTGTAGTTGTATGTCTGCTGTGGTTTGATTGTTGGTCACATTGTAACCTGCTATTTTGCCTTTGAACAACAAGAAAGCATTTTCTCCTGCAGAGTCCCCAAACAACACATTGGTGCTAGGGTCAATAAATCCTCTGTATATGCTCACTGTTTGATTTATTATTTCTGATGTGGCAAATGTTTGCACATTGGCAAGTGTTAAGGCATTGATTGCTAGGTTTACAGAACTGATTTGTACAGCACTGTTTAATTGTGTTTCACTGATAGAAATAAATTCACCTTGTGCAGAATATGTTTCTCCATTGTATGTAAGGTCATACGGGTTGTTGGTGTATCTCAATGTTTCTGATGCACCACCGCTGTCTGGTGTGTCTATCTCCAACAACAACACACTGGTAAACGTGTTGCCTGCAAGATATGTGTTTAGTGGATCTGAAAAACCGCGAGGCATTAGATTACCTCCTCAACATCCATCCTATAATTCACAGTGCCGTCTACATTGTATTGATATTCTTGTAGATCACTGCTCATAATCACTTTGAATGGCACATTGTCGTATGTGACTGTTTCACTAGTGGAAACTTGTAACACTAATGCTGGTTCAAATGAAACATCAAATGGTGATGCATCTGCTTCACACTTTTCTGTTATCATGTACACTTTGCTGTGTCCTGAAAATTTAATCACATCGCCCATGTTGAATGCTGTGCCTGTGCCACCAGTTGCTTTAGTTAGATTAACACTAGTTGAACCTTGTCCAAATGATCCTTGCACTGTGACTGTGCCTAAACTGTGTGTTGCTGTTCTAAAACTTATTTCTGGTATCTCTATGGTAAAATCGTTCACACTGGTTTTTGCTTTGGCAATAAAACCTTGTATCTGTTTGAAATCTGCCACACTGAGACTGACCAATTCCAATGTGCCTTTGAACAATGTGGTTGCCGCTGTGCTTCTTATAATTCTGCCCGATGCAGTTTTTGTAACAGCAACTTCATTCTGTTGTTTGAAATTGACTGCTCTAAATTGTATTGGTGTTGCATTTTGTAAAATGCTTGAACTACCGTTGAATGCTCCTATGCTTGCCATTATGCTGTGATCCCTTCTCTTCCTTGTCTGTTCATTGCTTCATTGATAACGCCCACAATTGTTGATCTTCTTTCCAACAACAGTTCGTCAAAACCTGTTGCGTCCACAGTTTCAATATTGAAGTTCACTGTGACTTGTTTGCCCATTGCACCATTTGGCACAATTTGTCCACCTGCATTTGGTACAAACATTTCTGGACCTGTTTCTCCTACCAAGTATGGTTGTCCTCCAGCAACTGGTCCACCTTTTTCTCTTGGACCTGTGTATGAAGTTGATTTAATTTTTGCAATTTGTACTGCACCTGTTGCCGCAATCAATGCCGCTTGTAAAAATGCACCTCTACCCAACGCAAACATCACACCTTTTGCTGTGCTGATAATTGTTTCAGATATTGCAACTGCTTTTGCTATTTTAAATGCTTTTTCGTTGATTTGTGCCAGTTCGCCCAACAATTCTTTACCAAGTGCTGTGTTTAAACCTTTTTTGTCTTTGCCAAATGCAACTTCAATGTCTATTTCTTTTGCTTTGCCTTGTTTTATTAAATCTATAACATCACTTTGTTCTCTGTCTCTTCTATTTGCTTCTGCTCTTGCGGCATCTTCTCTTATTTTTGTGATTGATGTTTGATATTGTTGTTCACTAATTTTCTTCTTATTTCTTAATATTTCTAAATGAGCAACTTCTTTCTGCATTGCAACAACTTCAGGAGATTCAAACACATCACCGCCTACTTTTTTCATAATTGATGGTAACGCTTTTTCTGCCGCCGCAACTTTTTTCAATTCTTGTTCTTTACGAATCAATTGACGTATTTCTTTTTCTTGTTCAGCAGTCATGTCTTTCAATACGCCATGTTTCAATTTGTATATTTCAGCATCTTCTAAATTGGCAATGGCATTTGCCTCAAGTGCTCTTATAGAATTATGTAATTTGTCTGTAACTTTTTTTGTAGCACTTGCCACTGCTTCTTGTTGTTGTTCTAATATTTTTTGTGCCATACTTGCTTCTGCTGACACAGTTGGCACTTCACTCATTTCATGCATGAAGTCTTCAGTTGCTTTGGCGCTTTCTTCTACTTTGGGAGTTAAAAAACCAAACTTTTCACCCAATTTTTGTAATTGATCTTTGAATAAAATGATACCACCTACTGCAACTGTGGCAAGGAAGAATAGAGGGTGTTTCATAAACACTACTCTTGATGCGGCAACTGCCGCTGTCAGACCTTTAAGAACTGTGCCTGTGCCTAACAATGCAATTCTTAACGCATAAACTTGCTTGACAAAAAGTCCTAGTGCTAACACTTTAATTGCATTTTTTAACAATGTAAAATTATCTTTTACAAATAGTATTGCATTACCCAATGCTGATCCTATTTGGTTTGCTAAATTTGCCGTGCCTAAAGTTGTCTTTGTAATTTCTCTTGTGACTTCTGATAGTGCGGCAGTTAATCCGCCTTCACCCACTTCATCTGCCGCAATGGCAACAGCATCTTGTAAATTAGAAAATGCACCTGAAAGTGTTTTGGCACTACGTTCAATACCGCCTTTAAATTCTTTTGCACCAATTTCTTCTACAAGATTTACAATGTCTATACCATTGTTTCTTATTTCTGTTGTAGTACCTCTGAATATAACTTTTAACTTGTCACTTTCAGTTTTAACCTTGATACCAAGTTGTTTAAGCATTTCAAATTCACCAGTAGTGGCATTGAATACTGCTTTGGCAACATCGTCCAGTCTACGACCCATACCAGCGGCAATGTTACCTATGTTCAACATGAACTGTTCAGTTGGCACAAGACCTGCGTTTCTAAATGTTATAAACGCATTGGTCACTTCATCCAATTGGAAAGTTGTGCCTGCTGTGAATTCTTTGATTAGGTTAAATGATTTACCTGCCGCCTGTACTGAACCTTCCACCGTGACAAGTGTTGCTCTTAAATCTTCAAAGGTTCTAATGGTGTTTACAAGTCCTCTGACTACTCCAGCAGTTCCAATGGCAATCAACGCACCTGCGGCAAGTTTTGCCAAACTTCTAGTACGTCCAAGACTTTTGTTAAGTCCTTCTACATTACCTTTTGCTTTACCTAATGCCGCCCCTGTTTTATCAACGACGACTAGTTCTAGTCTTACTTGCTCCGCCATGGTTCATTCCTTTTTTAGCGTTGTCATGCTGTATTTTAAAATATGAGGCCCATAATTGGATCTCTAGGACACTGAACTGCATGACTTCTTCTATTGACTTACCTAGTTCTTTTGCTATGTGCATCAACAGAAATAGTTCTGTGTCCTCTCTTAGTTTTTTTCGACATCCTCCTGTTTGTATTCGGATGTTGCATTATTTAAAGCACTTGCTACCTTGATTAACGTTGAAGGATCTGCTTCATTCATTAATGTTACTTTGTCAAACTTATGAAACATAGGTTTGCCATCTGGTGTTAGTGCTTTGTTGATCACAGACTCAACCAGTGCTTCTACTGTTTTGCCTTGTGCTTGTAAATCTATAATTTTAGATTCTACAGCGAACGAATAAACTGGTTTGTAATAGATATCAGTTTTCCATTCATCAACTGTAAGTTTTAAAAGTTCACCGTTCAACTTTTGTTTGAAGTGACCTTTAATATTTTCTAAGACTTTAGTCATTATATTTTTCCTTTTGTTTTAAATGCCTTAATGGTTGGCCTTACTATACCATTAGGCCGTTGTCGACTACGCCCTCGTTCCAGCAGACCAATGTAAGGCACGCGATTGGTGATTCTGTGTTCTTTTTGAACAAAGTTTCCAGCAGATGGATTTCTACCCACCTTCTTTTTCCAACCTCGTCTTGCTCTGCCTTTATCAATAGGTGTGTGTATTTTCACCTCTTGAAAAATTCTTTCTGCGACGCGGTCTGACACTTTTCCTAGTTGCCTTTGGATCCGTGTGAAGACCGCATCAAGATTGGATATTTTACCTCCAATCATCAGTATTATATTGTTTCTTCGTGTAGTACGCCAGTTCCCTGAAAACTACATGAAACAGTGACTAGATCATCAAAACTTGCTGTTCTAGAAACTGAAGTAACAATTATGTCTCCAACATACTTTACGCCTGTTGCCGCTGGAAAAAATTCCACGGAAATTGCGGCGTCGTTTGCCGGATCAAATACAGAAGCACTTGTTTGTGCTGTGTCGTACATGCACTCCATTGTGCCTGTAAATTGGTTCAGTCCTGATTTATAAGTTCTGCTACCGTCGCCCATTCGTGTGTCTTCTATAACGTCTTTTGTGTGTTCAATTGTCCAAGATCTTACTTCTGCTACTTGAGTAGAAGCACCACCTGAATCATCTCCAAACATCACTTTACCGTTTTCACCTGTTAGTGTTGCCATCGTTGGTCTCCTCTTTTAGATTGTTAATTTCCCATTCAATATCGCTCATGTCTTCTTCTGAGTCTATTACATCTGGGGTTTTGTGGTTGACTTCTGCTTTTGCTTTGATTTCAACCTTTGGCAGAAGTTTTTTCTTCGACTTGAGTTTTTTTACTGTTGTTTTTTCAGTTGTCCAACCCTCCTCTAGAAATCTGTCTAGACGATCTGATTCTATAACGTGTCTTTCAGATCCTCTATATATTGTTGTGTATCTTGCCATTATACTGCTCCTTTAGTAAATGAATATCTCACGTCCGCCGTTATCAAAAACTCTCCCAAGGGTGGCGTACGATCAATTATTTCAACTGTTCTAACACGTGTTGTTGATGCTTGGGATGCCGCAAGTTCGCGTGTTCTATCTGAATTCAACGTTTCTTCAATACGTTCAATCAATTCATTTCTTTTTTGATCCACTGTGATGATTTGTGCTGATCTTCCATCTGCTCTTACAAAACCACGGATCGTTATTTCTATAACACCTCTCCTGCCGCCACCCATCACATTGTCTTCTCTGGTTTCATTACCAGTTGTGATTAGTAGTGCAGGAAATTGTGTAATTGCTAATTTTTCTACGTCGAATGGTTCGCGTGTGACTAGGACAGGTCTAGGAGGTGTCATGTCCTGTAAAACTGTTTCGATATTTTTTGCTATATCTTCTCTGTTACTCATTTGTTACCTTTTCAAGCGGAGATAATGAGTAGGTTCCTTTTCAGCATCCGTGATATTGCCTGAAGAATCGTGATCATACTCTACACCGTCTCTCAACACAAGATCCATTTCTCTTTCGTAATCTTTACGATAGAATTCCATCTTTCTTTCAAAGATATCTTGATCTGCGTCAAATTTTGCTAATTTTGGGTATACGTGAAAACCTAAACACTGATACACTGCCACTCTTGTGAGTTGACTGGCATTGTACATATCTTCATCTGGTTCAACTTGTCCTGATGCAAGATATTTCAAATCGTATAAACCGATCTGTTGTGTAGGCCACCATCTTATTCTTAAGTCACGAAAAACATCATTCTGTGCTTTGGTAATCTCTTGATCGAAATCAGGAATACCATAGTTTAAGATGTCTGGTTCGTAATCTTGGATGTCTGCAATAGTTAATAATGTTGCCATGTAGGGGTACTACCTCCTGTTAATTTAATGTTATGTTATCAAGTTCTGCTTGATGTTTTATTTATACAATAGTCAAAAAGAAAGGGCGAAACGAATTCCGCCCCTTCTATGTATGAGCACATTAAAAATGTACTGATATTTATTATAGGTTTGCGTCGCCTACGATACCAACACCATAAGTGTCAAATATTTCGCCAACACCATACGCCATAGAACCTACGATTTCGTCTGCTCTTGCTGAAGCGTCTCTTTGGTTTTCAACTCTTAAGTTACGTTTTACCATGTAACCTAAAGCGTCACCGTGGAATGCCGCACCTACGAATGCACCTGCTGAGTCACCAGATATAACTGTTGATTCAAAGATTTGCATTCCTGCAAGTGTTCCTACAAAACCGTTTCTCAATGCTTCATTACCTAAGTCAGATAGGTTATGATTGATTGTTGAACCAGCGTTTGTTAACAATTTCTTGATTTGGAACGCTTGTTTAGGGTGTAACACACAGTATAAAGGGCCAGATGGCACTTTATTTGTACGGAGTTGGGCCGTTGCTTTGAAAAGATCTTCAATTGAGATCTCCGCCGCGCCTGATCCTACAGTTTGTGAAAAACCTGAGAATAAAGCGGCAATATCAGTGTCAACCTTTTCTGCTAATGCAGAACCGATCTGTCTACCTATTGCTGAAGCAACATCCTCTGAAGATGATTCTTTCATCAAATCAGTTAATGTTACCATTACACCTTTTTCTGACGCTGTGATCGTTTTTGTTGTTGTCAAATCGAACGCCGCGTTAGTTAAATCTACGCCATCACCCGGAGTGGATACTGCCACCGTGGGGTATATTGGTAACTGGGCCGTGAGTCCCGCTGTACCACTCATGTCATAGTTTCTTATTAAAGGTCTCATGATTGAAGTTTCGTTCAATGTGAAAAGACCTGCTTGAACTACGTTACTAAAGAACGCTGTTCCTATTCCTGTATCTACTGCATTTGTAATTGCCATGATACTTCTCCTTTATTTTTAAACACTTACTCCGCGTGATCTCATGATCTCGCGATACCTAGCACGATGCTCAGGTATGTTCATGTTTAGGTTGTTTATGTCATCATTGGCCAACGATTCTTTAGTAGCGTCGCCTTTACCAGTGCCTGAACCTTGTGGTCCTGCACTAACAAAATGCGGGTTACTTGAAAGAAACTCTTTTACCAAGTCTTTAACTTGTATGGGATCGCCTTTGTCATCATAACGCACTTGACCCGTTTTTGCGTCTATCACATCAACTGTGCCTGCTTCATTGAGTTTCAATTGTTGTTTAAGCAATTGACTCACTTGAGTAGGGTTGATTGCTTTGGCATTAGATGCCTCAGACATCAACTGTCCATCAATTTTGATTGAAGTCAATTCAGACTGGTATTGGTTAATTTTAGTATTGAATTTTTCTGCTTGTTCTTTAAGAACTGCTTCAAACTCGCCTCTTTTTTCCAAATCCGCTTGTCTTGCCTTTTCTTCTTTCTCAATCAATGTGTTGTATTGATCAACGTCTATGCCTTTGTACTTTTTATCGTATTTGGCACGTTCCCTCGCTACTCTCTCTCCTACGATTCTCTCTAGATCATCTTGAGAAAAAGTTTGAGTATTAGTTTCTTCTTGAACCGCTGTGGGTGCCTGCTCTTTAGATTCAGGTGCAGTGTCCTGAGATTTTACCGCTTGATTTTCTGCGTCCATATGTCCTCCTGTTTATATGAGTTGAGTGTACTCCCTGCCCTACGGCAGTACTACTGTTATTTATACTATCTTCTTTTTTTGCCTCTAGTAGCGCCTTTTTTGCCTTTGTTCATTTTGTTTTTCTTTTTTCCTCTTGTCATGATTGCTCCTCCTTTGTTTAACGCCATGCTTTCATTGACCAATAAGCAGGCGATAAATTTTTTTGTCCTCGCACTTTTTTTAGTACTGCACCCATTCGTGCAAGAAATGATCGTTGTCTTATGGGATTATTTTTTTTGATCGTCATGCCCTTTTGACCAAAATTTATTTTTTTAACATTGCCTGTGTTTCTATCTCGCACAAACACTTTAAATTTTTTTACATCACCTCTCGAAGGCGTATTTAACTTGACTGTTCTACTTCTGTATTTTGCCATTGTAATTTTCCTTTACTAGTTTGACAACTTCTTCAGGTTCAATACTGTCCATTGCTTGTTCACAATATGTGCATGGACCTTTTGGCACATGACAACCCAACCCGTCTGGATTGCAATGTGTCTTGCGTGTAATATTTATTTGTCCTTCATACCCTGTTCTCTGGGGACTTTGATGACTGCCATACAACACAACACAAGGCACATCAAGATTGCCTGCTATGTGATGCACTGCACCCTCTGTGGTCACAACCATATGTGCGTACTTAATTAAGATCATTGTTTCACGTATCGTAAGACACTGTATGTTCAATAGTCCTGGATAATTTGTTTGTCCTTTTGCATTTTTTATAAACAATTGATTAGGCAATGCTCTTACTAATTTGTAATCTTGTAGACCATCTATAACTGCTTGCCATCTAAAATATTTTTTGTTGTCTGCAAATATAGAATTTTTTGCATCTGGATTGATCAGGATATAAGGTTGTAATTTTTTGTAATTCAATGTGAACCACATCTCTTCAGAATCTTTAAATTGAACAGGTGCTGTTTTGGGTTTGTAAGGTGTTTTGTTGTGATACCACCGTTTGTTATTGTTGGGGTGTGTTTCAAATGGTTCGCCGTAATTAAAATCCAACCAAGGTGTGTTGTGCCACACAGGTTTTGCAAATCCTTGTGGAACACCTTTTGCTTGTCTGTAAGGTCGTTGTTTCTTGCCTGTGCGTTTGTATTCGTGGTATGCTTCTGCACGCCACATCATGTCGTCACCTATTCCCATTTTTTAAACCACCATATTCCGTTTGGCAACAATTCTGGATTTTTACAAAATTTATGCACTGCATCTTTTACGCCTTGTCTGTCATAATCGTGTCCCATGATGTAATGATTTGTTTTTACCTTGTTCCAAAAACTTTCTATATCTTTTATCACACCATTAGTGGTATGATCACCATCTATAAACACAAAATCTAATTCTGCATCATTAATTTGTTTGGATGCTGTTTCGCTGTAATCTTTTATAATTTTGCATCTGTCAGCAAATGGTTTTAATAAATGTCTTGAGTGTCTTTCGTTTGAACGATGATCCCATTTGGGTTTGTCATATCCAACAGTGGTTTCCCATACATCTATGCAATACAAAAATATATCACAGTGTTGTAAAAGATATAATGAAGTACGTGCTTTCCATACTCCAATTTCTGCACCAATTTTAAGATTGTGTTGTTTAATGAATTGTTCCAACACCTGCCATCGCATGGTTTTTTTCATGCTAGTATTTAGATGTTGTTGTCTGCTGGATCTGTGTTATTGAAAAACTTTGCCATTTCTGGATGCAGTTCAACAATTTGTTCGTTGGTGTAACCTTGTTCAATCATTTCACGCATGTGTGTAACCAATGCGTTAACATTTTCTAATGGAGGATGTGTCATTTCAGTTTGTAATGGTTGTGCTTGTTGCTCTGGTATATCCATTGCTTCGTCTTCCATAATAGTTTTGTATAATTTTTTGTCTATTTCATCATTGATGAATTGATTGTTAATGTTTGAATCTTTTGCCATTTTCAAAAGACTGATATCGTTTGCTTTGTCTTGTATTGAAAATGATCTTGGATATTCAATTGTGCCATCAAACACTGTGCCTTCATACAGTGCATACAATCTCCATATCTGTTCTTCTGCGTGTTCTAGTTGTGTTGCGAAAGTGGCCAATCTGCTAGACAGTTGTGTAAACTCAGATGATATTGCAATTCCGCTGAGACGTCTACTATCAACGCTCCGCAATCCGGCAAGGTGGTTCGTTCTATCAATTGAATCCACTTTTTTCTCAATTGCTTTTAGAACTGATTCAATTGATGAACCATTTGGTTGAAGCAGAAACGGTTTCAAATTGCCGTCTAAATTTTGTGGCATTTGAATGATTGCACCTGCACCCGCTGATGCCTCCGTATCTGCTGTTTTCACAAGTGACGGGTGATTAGTTAATCTTACAATTTGTTCAATCTCTGAATGAAATTCATAAATTTCCTTTTGTATATCTGCTGTATCTCCTAAAGATGATACACCAATTCCTCTCACTTGTGAACGTTGTGCATATAAGCACGCCGCTGGTACTTTGCCTAATTCATTTGGCAATGTCATCACATATTCACCTTTTCTGTCTTCTCCACTAATTTTGTAGATGTTGATTTCTGTAGGTGTGTATTCTCTAACGTATTGTGTGTTTTGTATTACTTCTTCTTTAACTTTTAGATATGTTAATTCATAAAATCCGTTTGGACCTCTTGTGTATTCCCAATCCAACACATCCAATGGATGAAACATTGAAACATATGGTCTAACATTTTGTTGTAATTCTTCTGCACGTGTCATTGCATTTGTGTTGACCTTGTCAACAATAATCCATACATTGCCATACACCTGCATCCAAGTTGCAACATCCATTAAAAATTGTTTGTATGATCTGCCGTCTAGGTCAGCATCATCCATAAAATTAGGCACAGTTGGATCTGTATCTAAACTGCCTAAATTCCTTACAGGATCTTTTTTGAATAAAAATGAATTGTAAATGTTTGCAACACTTTTTACATGGTTGTCTAAACCAACCATTCTTAATCTTTTTTCGTAATCGTCTCTTGATTCGTAGTAGTAAGGTTCTAGGTATTTGCCATGAAAATATTCAAATCCACCATTGTATGAATCTTGCAAAAATTGCCATCTGTTTATGTACAATTTGTATGCTTCGTGTGCCTCCACAATGTATGTGGCATAGTTTTTGGCATCACCTTTTATTAATCTATCTCGTATAACGGCCATTATTTAACACTCCCTGAAAAACCCCAACGTAGAGGTTGTTTTGCATTGTTTTCTTTTTTAACTGGATACAAATAATCTATCAAGTAACCCACTGCATCCGCCATGTGTACGTCATCAGTTTGATCAATCACAGTTGTGTTTGGTTTGTACATTAATCTTTCTATACTTCTAATTATTTGTTTGCATTTTGGATCTATAAACATTGTGATTAAACCGTTTGTGTTCTTCAACTTGCTATTTACAGCATTTACTCTGTCCCTTATAGGAGGATTGGATAATTTGTAATTTACTTTGAATCCTGCGTTTTGTAATATGGAAATATCTGTTCTACCACCTGCTGACGTTTTTCTTTGTCTGCCTGCGGCATCTGGATATATGTTTATATGTGAATCTGGATATCTTCTTTTTAATTCTGTAACCACATCGTCTGTGTTTGAACCTGACATGTTGATTTCGTCTATAAAATACACCACACCTTTTTCTATCACACTGATTGCGACACTCATTGGATCATAGTTAAAATCCATGCCACAGTGTATGTCTTTGGTGCTAAAGTTTGTGATTGGTTGTATGTGTTTGTCTCTGTCAAATGAAAAATGCACTGTGCCAGAATATGTGTTAAACGTTGCTTTGTATTCCTGTTCAAATGTTCTTTCATCAAGATCTCTTTTTGCTTCTTCAATTTCTGCTTGATCAACCTGTCCACCTTGAACAGTTGTAAAAGTAAATGCTGACCAATCTTTTGTTTCTTTTGCCATGGTGTACATATCATGACTGAATGAACCAACACCTCTTGGTGTGCCAATAAACATTGCTTTACCTTTTTTATCTGACAGTGTTGGTCTTAAAACTGCTGTCCACAATTCTGAATCTAAATCCTGAAATTCATCCAACACAATAAAATCATAACCAGCACCTC